GAGACAGGGCTGGGGGCCTCCTCGGGTGGAGTCGATTCTTGCCGGAACCTTCTCCTTACCCTAGCAGGGCCTCACCCGTCAGACCGTTGCGCTAATTTGGACACGAGTGATTTTCTTCACACAGGCTATGATTGACGGAATAGCCAACTGGCTTAGTGAGGCTCTTCCGCTTCCAATCAAAGGGGGTGAACGGAATTTCCGGTCTAAACAATTCAAGTGCGAACTGAAGCAGCGCTTTAAGGTGTCGGCGGGTGTGCTGGCGGCGCACGATACGTTCGTTGAGGAAGTCAATCAGTATCGCCAAGTCTGGATACACACCTTGGCAGGAGGCGCCATCCCAGTTGCAGACGACGATCCATTTGTGAATCCCATTTCAGCGGACAAGTTCTTAGGTGTGCCAATTCATCCCGCCATAAATGTGGATGAGGAGAGCTATACGAATCGAGTGCGCGAGTGCGCGCTGAACAATGGAGGCCGTTACCTGTATCGAGTCGATGAGTTCACGAGAAGAATCTTCGATGGCGCGAGCCAGTTTTACCTCGATTGGCTCCGTTTTGCCCTTGATCACATTCAGTAGCGAACACGGAGATGCCCACCAGCGCTGAATGGTGCGCGGACAAAAACAGTGCGATTGAATTATCAGTGCCATGTAAAGGGCTGGTGGCTATCAGGTGAGTTAGACTAGCAAACGTGCGCAGCTACGCCACACATCAGTGCATCTACTGCTGCCATTTCCTAGCGGAGGACCAATTTACGCGAGAGCATGTGCTTTCGCGCGCGTTCGGCACGTTTAGGGATGCGCCGGTCCTGAAAAATGCTGTCTGTGGCGACTGCAACCAATTTTTCGGTGATCATCTTGAAGCGCAAGTGGCAAGAGGTGCTTACGAGGGTCTTCTGCGCTACCAGCTTGGCGCGAAGACACCAGGCCAAGAAGCCGTACGGTTGCGCTTCGTGGAGTTCACGCTTCCTGAAGAGTCGGCGTGGGCCGGCGCGCGGCTGAACATTGCCTGGCGTGATCAAAAGCTTGTCGTTGACCTCATCAACCAAATCGCGTTCTTCGACCGCTCTATGTCGCGGTGGGTCCATTTTTCGGATCGGGAGATTGAACACGGTGCGCTGTCAAGGGTGACGACATTGGACACGACAAATGCCCGTATCTACGTGCGCTCAGCCAAGGATCGGGACCAGCTGCTGGCGCTGCTAAGCAGTCACGGAATCACCTTGGGCAGGCTCGATAAATTAATCCCGCCGCAAGGATTGTGCGAGGGTGGAGAGATCGACGTAGAAATCTCGTTCATAGTAAATAAGTGCATCCGCCGGTGCATGGCGAAATATGTCTTTAACTTTCTTGCAGAAATCGGTGGGGTCACATTTGTGCTTGAGCGCGACTTCGACCCGATCCGCCGCTTCATTCGCTACGGAGAGACTCCCAATTACGATCTCGTCCTTGAGAGATACGGCCCTATCCTGCACGACGATTCGGCGACGCACCGCCAGACTTCCGGCCACCTGCTCACGGTCGGTTGGGCCGCATCCGGTGTTGACTTGGTTGGGCAGGTTAGTCTCTTCAATTCGCTCACCTATTCCGTCTCTCTGACACGGCAATATCGCGGCATATGGAGGCCTGTTCGCGGCGGGCTGCATTTCGACCGGCAAGACAGGCGCGTGCACATGCTGCAAGCCGTTTCGCGCCGTCTGATTCCGTGAGTGTAAGCGTAGATTCTAGATGGGCGGATAGTACTACTGTGTTACAGACGAAGAGTGCCACATAGTGGGCAGCACGGAAGTCGAACTGCGAGCGCGCTGGCGACCAGGATCCGCAGGGTCGCAATCCAGTGAGGGTTATGACATAGCGCCCGCCCGCCCGGCATCCAGGCCAGTGCAATCGCGGGTCGAACTCACGCCGAGATCAACCAAGCCAACCCCAGCAAGATGAATAGCGGGATAGCCGCCACGGCCAGGGCGCAACCACCACAGCCTAGCGCAGCATCTTGTGATGGTTCACGCTTTGCCGGCACCTCCGCTTCGCTGACAGCACCCGGCACCCGCGCATCAGAACCGAAAATCTCACCCTTGATCACGGGTATCGGGTATCCGGTTCTGGTCTTCGTCAGAAGGCGCTTAATGGTGGCACTGGAACGGCATCCGGAGTCAAAGAATGGCGCAAGTCCGACGGCGATTACCTCAGGGACGTAGCCGATGTGAGTACCGTTAGCAGCCCGTGGCAAAAGTGCCCATTTTCCGGAATCCCGCTTCAAGCTGCCAGCAGCAGCGGCCGATGCTTTGCAAAGTGCTTTTCCGCACCAAGTAACTCCCGCAGGCCAAAGTCAGGCCATCCCCGCGTAAAACATGCCATCAAAGCGTCGATCCACCCGCAGAAAACGCTGATAACAAGGCTCTTCCGCCCCTGGAACCCCCTGGGCGTTCCCACCTCAAACAGGCCCCGCAACACCAGACTCAAATTGAACGCACTGGCGTGAATCAGAATCCGCTTCCGGATGTTGTCCCGCCCTCGTAGGTGTGTCCGCCGCATCGCTCCCGTCTCATACAGGTGCGCAAACGATCGCTCGATGTACTCACCCCGCCTCCGCATCAGCCGCTTGCCGTGCGCGCCCCTCACCCGACGCCGGTTCCCATATACCGCCTTCCGCTCAGCCGCCTTGCCCGCCCACTTGCGCCGTCCCCGCTCCGGCTCCGGAATGTAACTGCGCACACCGTTCTCGCTCAGCTTCCGCAGCACCGCATTGCTGTGATACCCCTTGTCCGCCACCACCTCTTGCGGGCCCTCCGCGCTCACCCGCTCGCCATCCGCTTCGTTGTTGACGGCCGCCGCCGTCTCGGCAATCCAGTCGCCCGCCTCGGCCACCGTCTCCATCATGGTTGTCGTGTCGCCCTGGTCCGCACCCTGCAGCGTCACCGCTACAATCGCGCCCGTCTCCAAATCCACCGCGTGCTCGGCTTTGTGCGCCATGTGCGTGGAGCCGTCCTTCATCTTGGCAATCCGCGCATCCGGGTCGTGCGGGTGCTCCCAATCCGCATTCGATGTGCGCTTCTTCCGCTTCCGGTCCAACTGGGATAGCTGCTCGCGCGTCGGCGTTTCGATGCCTGACTCTTTGGCCAATTCGGTCAGGAACTCCTGGTAGTTGTCGCCAGTGTCTCGGCGAACGATGCTCCGCATCGCCGCGTTGGCTTCGAGGGTGGTGGCGTCCACGCCGATGGTCTTGCCTTTCAGCAATCCCCGGGCCGCAATCACTCGCAGCACAAACCCGAAGACCTGCTCATGCGTTTCGACGTCGATCAGCCGGCGGGTGCGCGAAAGGGTCGAATGATCGGGGCTGCGCTCGTCGAGTCCAATGCCCAGAAAGTGGCGGCCACCGAGCGAATCGGTGGCCCGCCAGGCGATACCGCGTTCGGAATCGATGCCCTCGAAATAGCCGACCAGGAGGGCGCGGAAGTAGATGCCTGGGGTGAGGCTGGGCCGGCCCATTTTCTTGGCGTAGAACTGCTTGCAGGCGGCTTCGGCGAACTCGTCGAACCTCTCGGCGTCGAGCAGCTCATTGAGCCGGGTGTAGAACGGGTGGGCGGCTGAGGCCGGCAACTCCTGTTTGGCGATCCACAATGTCTCCTGACGGACCCTTTGCTTGCGTGTTCCCAGCGCCATACCCAATTTTACGAGGAAACATTTTCGGCATCAAATGATTTCAGCAGGGGGGCCGACTTTAACCACGGGCTGTTAACGGAGTGAATGTGGAGTGATATCCAGGATGTGGTGTAAAGTGGTGATGTCACCAGATCCCATATATGACGCAGAACCCGAAGGCTCAAGCGACAGTCGTCGTCCGGGCATTGATCACATTTCCCCGTGATCTTTACGAAACGCCTGAACAACTCACGGAGCCGAAGAAAGTGTCACTGGCGTGGATTGTGCGTGATGCCCCTGAAAGCTACTTTGCCGATGTAAGGGGGCACTGAGAGCCGCGCTCATTCGGACACTGGCAGACGTTGTTAAGGAGAACCACAGTATGCATCCGTTAAAGCCCAAGAACACGAATGGCGGGGATTTGGGGTTTGAAGCAGAGCTCTTTAAGGCCGCCGACAAACTGCGCGGCAACATGGAGCCGTCCGACTACAAGCACGTTGCACTCGGCCTGATCTTCCTAAAGCACATTTCCGATAGCTTCGAAGCCAAGCGAGCGGATTTGCTTGCGAACTATCCCGACGGCGCTGAAGACCCGGACGAATACTCCGCCGAGAACGTCTTCTGGGTTCCGAAAGAGGCACGATGGTCGCACCTACAAGCAAACGCAAAGCAGTCCTCTATAGGCAAGCTGATCGATGAGGCCATGATCGCAATTGAGAAACGCAACGAATCCTTGAAGGGCGTTCTGCCTAAAGAGTACGCCCGACCGGCGCTCAATGCGGTCATGCTCGGAGAACTGATCGACCTGATCTCCGGCATCGCGCTTGGTCAAGAAAAAGGCGAGGCTCGCGACGTACTTGGCCGCGTCTATGAGTACTTCCTCGGGCAATTTGCGGGGTCGGAGGGCAAACGTGGCGGTGAGTTTTATACGCCGCGCTCCGTGGTTCGCGTGATGGTCGAGATGCTGGAACCCTACAAAGGCCGAGTCTACGACCCGTGCTGCGGGTCGGGTGGCATGTTTGTTCAGTCCGAAAGATTTGCCGAGGAGCACGAGGGTCGGGTTGGCGACATCGCTGTCTATGGTCAAGAATCGAACTACACGACATGGCGACTATGCAAGATGAACCTGGCTGTGCGTGGCATCGACGCGGACATCAGGTGGAACAGCGAGGGCAGCTTTCACAAAGATGAATTGAGGGACCTCAAGGCAGATTTCATTCTTGCGAACCCGCCCTTCAATATTTCGGACTGGGGTGGTGATCGGCTCCGCGAAGATGTTCGTTGGAAATATGGTGTTCCACCTGCCAGCAATGCCAACTTCGCCTGGATTCAGCACATCCTTCATCATCTCGCCCCGAGCGGAACGGCAGGTGTGGTGCTAGCCAATGGCTCAATGTCATCGACCCAGAGCGGGGAAGACGCCATCCGCCGCGCCCTGATCGAGGGTGTCAACGGAGCGCCTGGTGTCGTCGATTGCATGGTGGCTTTGCCCGGTCAGCTTTTCTATTCGACGCAGATCCCGGTGTGCCTCTGGTTTCTTGCTCGCGATAAGTCCAACGGCATTGCTCGCAACGCAAAGTTAAGAGACCGGCGCACCGAGATCTTGTTTATTGATGCTCGTAAGCTCGGCCATATGGTCGATAGGACTCGAAAAGAATTCTCCAACGCTGACATCGAAAAGATCACCCGTGCCTATCACGCGTGGCGTGGCGAAGCGAACGCGGGCACCTACGAGGACCTCCCGGGCTTCTGCAAATCGGCGAGCTTGGACGAAATCACAGGACACGGATACGTGCTGACGCCGGGGCGGTATGTCGGCGCGGCAGAGGTTGAAGATGATGACATGCCTTTTGCAGAGCGCTTCCGCGCATTGCAGGCGAAACTCGAAGAACAATTCGTGGACTCGGACAAGTTGACCGCTGCGATCCGGGAAAGGCTGGCTGGAGTCAACTTGAATGGCTGATTGGAAATCTACTTCTATTGGAGAGCTTTTCGAACTGCATCCCGGGTTCGCGTTCAAGAGCGAGGATTTCTTGGAAGCTGGGATTCCTGTCATCAAGATTAAGAACATCAAGGCAGGTTACTTTAGTGACCACGACTTTTCGTATGTTTCCCCGAACTTCCTTATTTCGAGAAGGAATAAACTTGCTGCTTTCAATGACCTGCTCATTTCTATGTCGGGAAATCGGCACGATGGGTCACCGGAAACTTGGGTAGGGAAAGTTGCACATTTTAGAAGGCAAGAACATTACTTCGTCAATCAGCGAGTAGGTGCGCTGCGCCCGAAACCCGGTGCTCGGGTCGATGTCCGGTTTGCTGGATTTTTGTTGTCATCATCTCCTTATCAAGAGTTGTTCATCTCAATTGCCACCAGTTCTGGTGGGCAAGCTAACCTGTCTCCGCTTCAGATTCTCTCCGCTCCATTCAGATATCCGGAATACGAAACCCAAATAGCCATTGGTGAGACTCTTGGCGCGCTCGACGACAAGATCGAGTTGAACCGACGGATGAACGAGACGCTGGAGGCGACGGCTCAGGCGATCTTCAAGGATTGGTTCGTCGATTTCGGCCCGACGCGGTGCAAGCAAGAAGGTGGCACGCCCTATCTCGCCCCGGACATTTGGTCCCTCTTCCCCGACTATTTCGACGATGAGGGCAAGCCGTACGGATGGTCACGTGTTGAGCTTGAAAGCGTCACTTCTGAGCTGCGCAGGGGCATTTCTCCATCGTATGTTGAGTTTGGGGGGGTTCGTGTCTTAAACCAAAAGTGCATCCGAAATCGACAGGTGGATCCCCACTTTTCACGCCGTCACGATCCAGGCAAACGTGCAGTTGACGGCCGACAGCTATTGGTCGGTGATATTCTCGTCAACTCTACTGGAGTGGGCACACTTGGACGAACCGCCCAGATTTGGGAGGTCGATGAGCCAACGGTTGTGGATAGTCACGTAACCGTAGTTCGAGCCGACGGTAATAAGGTTAGCGCTTGTTACCTTGGTCTGGATCTTATGGGGAGAGAGGCCGAGATTGAGGCGCTTGGCGAAGGTAGTACCGGACAGACTGAACTTGCGCGAACGCGACTTTCGAAGCTCCCACTGCTCTTGCCGCCCTTGCCCCTGCAAAGCAAATTCCAGAGGACCGTCCAGCCTCTCTCGGATCGAATTACGGCAAATGCACGTGAGCGCCGAACACTTGCTATAACACTACACTTTCTGCTCCCCAAACTGCTCTCAGGAGAAGTTCGCGTGAAGGACGCAGAAAAGATCTTGGGAGATGCTACATGAGCGCCGACTGGTATCCCGGCATCAAGGCGTTCAGTGCGCACTGGCGGCAAGCTCCGATGCTGCAACAGACATTCGCGACGCTCGAAAGGGAGTTTGCAGACGACAACGACGCCTGCATCGATGCCGCAAAAGGCTTTGTCGAATGCGCTTGTCGAGTGCTGATCGAGGAGCTCGACGACCCGGTTAGTCCGAAAAAGCCTACAGGGTCCGATCCCGCACTTAGCGAGCTCGTTGGACTTGCGACGAGAATGCTCGACCTCGGCACCGTGCGACATCGGGCGTTCTCTGATTTGATCAAGCAACACAACAAGCTGACCGAGACGCTCCGAGTCCTGCGAAATGAAGCAGGCACGGTCAGCCACGGCAAGGACGGCTTTATCGCCAAGCTTTCAGCGCACCACCGGAGGTCAGCATTGCTCGCGGCTGATGCTATTGTCACGTTTCTTCACGAAGCCTATCTCGAACGTGAACCCGATCCCGTCCGCACCTTCGAACCATATGAGCGCTTTGAAGCATCGAATGCCCTGATCGATGAGCTCACGACCGTTAGAGCTGAACTGGACGAAGAGGGCTTAATCCGAGCTATCGTTGTTCTTCCTGATGGCGAAGAGGTGCCACTCGCAATAGAAACATCACGCCTGCTGTTCGGGGTTGACCGTGAAGCGTACAAGCTCGTGCTCAATGCATGTCGTGAAGCAAAGACGCTTGCGCCTCCTGAAGCGGAGGTCGGCTGATGGCTTATCTTTCTGAGGCCGCCGTGGAACAGGTGGTGCTCGATCAACTCCGCAGCCTCGGCTACACGGTTTCATCTGACGCCGAAATCGGCCCGGATGGGAAGGCTCCCGAACGTGAAGCCTACGCCGATGTCGCACTCGCCAAGCGCCTTGTTGCCGCGATCGATAAACTGAACCCCTCAATCCCTGCTGAAGCGCGTGGCGACGCGTTGCGGAAGGTGCTCGCGACCGAAAAGCCATCCCTTGTCGAGGAGAACCGGCGTCTTCACAGGCTGATGGTTGAAGGTGTCGATGTTGAATTCTACAGTGAGGACGGCACGATCCGGGGCGACAAGGTTCGTTTGATTGACTTTGGTAATCTGGCCGCGAATGACTGGCTTGCGACCGGCCAGTTCACGGTGATTGAGGGCAGCTTCAACCGACGGCCGGATATCGTGTTGTTTGTCAACGGTCTGCCGCTCGGCGTCATCGAACTCAAAGCGCCGGGCGGCGAGAACGCTACCCTTACCGGGGCACATAACCAGCTTCAGACCTACAAGACGCAGATTCCGTCGTTGTTCCGTACAAACGCGGTGCTTGTCACCTCGGATGGTCTGACCGCGCGGATCGGCTCACTAACCTCCGACCTGGAGCGGTTTATGCCCTGGCGCACAACCGACGGAAAGGTGATCGCCGCGAAAGGACAGCCAGAACTCAAGACCCTGATCGAAGGCATCTTCGAAAAGCGGCGTTTGCTGGACCTGGTGCACGATTTTACGGTGTTTGGGGAAACCGGATCGGGTCTAGCGAAGATCATCGCGGGCTATCACCAGTTTCACGCCGTTCGGCACGCGGTTGAGAAGACCGTCGAGGCCTCCGCGCCGCAGGGCGATCGGAGGGTCGGCGTGATCTGGCACACGCAAGGTTCCGGCAAGAGCTTGTTAATGGCATTCTATGCCGGGCAGCTGGTGCGCCGCGCAGAGCTTGAAAACCCTACCATCGTGGTGATCACTGACCGCAATGATCTGGATGATCAGCTATTCGGCACATTCTCCATGTGCTGCGATCTGATCCGGCAAACTCCAGTCCAGGCCGACAGCCGAGATGACCTTCAGTCTGCTCTCAGCCGAGCTTCGGGCGGCGTGATCTTTACAACTATCCAGAAGTTCTCGCCCACCACGGGCGAAACCATGTACCCCATGTTGTCGGAGCGGCGGAACATCGTGGTGATCGCCGACGAAGCGCATCGCAGCCAGTATGGCTTTCGCGCAAAGATCGAACAGAAAACCGGAGAGATCTCCTATGGCTTCGCAAAGTATCTCCGCGACGCCCTCCCGAACGCTTCCTTCATCGGCTTCACGGGCACACCGATCGAAAAAGACGACGTGAACACTCCGGCTGTGTTCGGTGAATACATCGACGTTTACGATATCAGTCGGGCGGTCGAAGATGGGGCAACAGTCCCAATCTACTACGAAAGTCGTCTCGCCCGAATCGAGTTGCCGGAGGACGAAAAGCCGAGGATCGATGCCGAAATCGATGAACTGACCGAAGACGAAGCCGTGAACGAGCAAGAGCGAATCAAGCGCAAATGGGCGACGGTTGAGGCCCTTGTCGGCTCCGAGAAGCGGCTTGCGATGGTCGCGGCTGATCTGGTTCGCCATTTCGAGAATCGTGTTGCCGCCATGGATGGCAAGGCAATGGTGGTGTGCATGAGCCGCCGGATTTGCGTCGCACTCTATCAGCAAATCATTGTTCTTCGCCCTGACTGGCACAGCGACGATGATGCCGCAGGCACGATCAAGATCGTGATGACAGGCTCAGCCGCTGATCCGCGGGCCTGGCAACCTCACATCGGTACAAAGACGCGGCGCGATTTGCTCGCCAAGCGCGCAAAAGACCCGAAGGACACGCTAAAGCTCGTGATCGTGCGTGATATGTGGCTGACCGGTTTCGACGCTCCGTCAATGCACACGATGTATATCGATAAGCCCATGAAGGGGCATGGACTGATGCAGGCGATTGCTCGCGTCAATCGGGTGTTCCGCGACAAGCCCGGCGGGCTCGTCGTGGATTATATCGGGATCGCGCAGAACCTAAAGAATGCCTTGGGCCAATATTCTGGTTCTGATCAGCGACAGGCCGGAATCGACGAAGCCGAGGCAATCGCCGTGCTTCTTGAAAAGTTCGAAGTCGTGAAGGCGATGTATCACGAATTCGATTATTCGCGCGGGCTCGCAGCAACACCACATGAGCGGCTGGTGGTGCTTGCCGAGGCCCTGGAATGGATTCTGGATCGCCAGCACAAAGCTGCTGCGCGGGAGACTACTGAAGACGGCAAGCGGAGGGAGAATCGGCGCTATCAGGACTCAGTGCTGGCCTTGTCGAAGGCATTTGCGCTGGCCTCGGCGAGTGATGAGGCGCGTGCAGTGCGCGACGAAGTCGGTTTCTTTCAGACAGTTCGTGCCGCGCTTGTCAAATCGGCTGAGGGGGCCGGAAAAACCACGGCCAATCGTGAGTTTGCGATCCAGCAAATTCTGGATCGGGCCGTTGTTTCGACGGAGATCGTCGACATCCTCGCAGCAGCCGGGATGACAACGCCGGATATCTCGATATTGTCCGATGAGTTTCTTGCTGAAATCCAGCAACTCGAAAAGAAGAACTTGGCGCTTGAGGCTCTGCGTAAGTTGTTGAACGATGAGCTTCGATCCCGAACCAAGACCAACGTCGTCGAGACGAAGCGTTTTTCGGAGCGCTTGGAGTTGGCCATCTCCCGATATCACACGAACGCTGTCAGTACGGTTGAGGTATTGCAAGAGCTTATCGAACTCGCCAAAGAAGTTCGTGCGGCGCGGAAGCGCGGCCAAGACGAGGGCCTGTCGCAAGATGAAATCGCTTTCTACGATGCTCTCGCCGAAAGCCAGAGTGCTGTCGAATTGATGGGGAACGATTCATTGAAGATGATCGCGCACGAGCTCCTTGTCAGCCTCAAAGGCAGCGCCACGGTTGATTGGTCACACCGCGAAAGTGCGCGGGCGCGCATGCGCGTATTAGTAAAACGAATTCTCCGTAAGCACGGCTATCCACCAGACCTACAGGATGCGGCCGTGCAGACTGTTTTGCGACAAGCGGAAGCACTTTCGGCTGAGTGGGCGAACTCGTAGAGCCTGACCGATTAGATGGTCATTCCCGACCTGCCCAAATTCCTCACGCTTCGGCGCTCGCGAGAAATGACCCACCCCTGCTGACCAAAAGTTGACCACCCGTCGGGGCCAGATTCCGCAATATCCGCGCCGAGTGAGGTCTCGTGGCGCCCGGCCGCGCCGCGCGGATCAGAACGCCCCCGCGATACCCATTAAAGGACTTATGAGCCTGCGGCGGGGGTGATGAACCAACGCTCGCCGTGCCGTGCCACGTGGCAATGGGTGTTTTCGACGTGGTCAACTTTATCCGAGCACAAGTGGTCAACTTTTGGTTAGCGCCAAAGCTTCCGGCTGTTCTGGACATGGAAAATTCAGCGGGGAAAGCCGGGCCGACCGGCGGTCCCGGCGGACGTCCGATCCTTGATTCGTACGATGAGCCGCGACAACCGTAAGCGTCCGGTCTCAACCGTCTAGCGAACAGCAGCGCATTTTTCAGCAAGTTCCTAGAATTTGAAGTCTCGTATGGACCGGATTTCTCCAGAACAGCGCAGTTCGACAATGCGCGCGGTAAAGAGCCAAGACACCTCGCCCGAATTGCGGGTGCGCAGGATGGTGTTTGCGATGGGGTTCCGCTATCGGCTCCACCGCCGCGAACTCCCAGGCAGTCCCGATCTCACGTTCAGAGGGAAGCGGTGTGTCATTTTTGTCCACGGGTGCTTCTGGCACCAACATGAGGGGTGTCGCCGCTCAAAACGCCCCGAGGGCAACGCAGCCTTCTGGGCAACAAAGCTGGAACGAAACATTCGTCGAGATAGGGAAGCGCTCCTGAAATTACGGCAACTAGGTTGGGACGCCCTGGTTATTTGGGAATGTGAACTTCGAAACCCAACAGCCGTCGCAACACGCATCAGGTCATTTCTGAGTGGGCAAAACTCTTGAAAAGTCCGCACTTCTGCGCTACTATGTGCGTCGAGGCGAATGAAAAGTGAAAATCACGGTTATCCTCCCGTCCGAAGAATTTGAGAGGTTCGATTCGTTCTGCCAAGACAGGGGATTCAAGAAGAGCACCCTCATCGCCCGCTTGATTCGCGACTTCCTTTGCTGGAGCGTCGCGGTCGATTTGCTCAGCGAGAATTCAGAGGTCGAGTTGCGGTTCTTTCGGGCGTCCTGACGGCGCCTAGTTTGTGTTATCACAGATCATGCGATTCGGACTAGGCTTGCTTGTTCTCAGCACTGTAATTATCGGCATTTTTGCCGTATTTCCCGAACTTCTGACTGCCCTCTGGGGCGTCCCGCGACCCAGAGAAGCGAGCGCCCTTGGTGATGCATTCAATATCCTCAATGCGCTCTTCTCTGGTTTTGCCCTTTTGGGTGTTATAACGGCGATCGTCTTGCAAAGCAAAGAACTCGCCCTGCAACGTGAAGAGCTCAGAGACACAAGGGCTGAACTGCGTCGGGCAGCAGAAGCGCAAGAAAGGCTGGAACTTACGAGTACCAAGCAACTTGATCGAGAGATGGCTTGGTCGCGGAAGCGCGTGGCACTGGATTTGTATAAGCGTTGGCATGGCCGTGAAATGGCGCTGGTGCGGGCGAAAATGTCCAGAATCATTATCGAAGTGTTGGAGGACAAGCGACAATTGCGGTCGCTCAACGATCTCGCTTATGTAAGAGAAGCGGAAGCACGCTCACTGTTTCGTTTCGTCCAGTTCTTCGAGCAGCTTGCGCTGCTTAAGGAAAAAGAGCTTGTTGATTCGGACCTGCTTCTGAGGCTTTTTGGTCCGTATCTGAAATTCTATGGAAATCGGCTACTCAGACCATTGCGCGAACTGCCGGAACATCCTGACTTCATCGGACGCTTGCAACTTATTGATGAACAATTGTTGCAGCCGGCGGACCAGTTCAAAGGGTACGTGGACAATTCTGAGGGACTCGCGTTGGGCGGCCCCTGATTATTGTGTCCTTCCGGCAAGCCTGCGTAGTGCGCCCCCGCTCAGGAAGTCTTTTGTTCCAGCAGCCTCCGAACCGATGTTCGGCCGATCTTCAACCGCCGCGCAATCTCCGATTTGCTCATTCCTGCGAGAAATAGGTCCCTGACGGAGCCCGCTTTGCCAGCGGCCGTCGGCGGCCGACCGAGTCGTTTGCCTTGCGACCGCGGGTGCGCCAAACCGGCACGCACCCGTTCTCGCATGATGTGTAAGCGTCCGGCAGAGACTCAGGAGTTGCAACGGCCTTACGACGAAGGGACGCAATCGCGGGTCGAGTTCTGCGCCGCGCACCGATTGCCGGTCTCTACCTTCGACGCCTACCGGCGACGCTACCGCACAGGGCCGCGAAGACCAGACGCGCCGGCCTCCGCAACCCACGTATCCCGATCTACGGCTGCGGCGCGCCGGCGGGCGCCGCCTCTTCAAACTGCAGAAACGGCTCGACCGCGGCGATTTCGTTTGCGGTCATGGTGATCTGGTCAATGGCGTTGAACGGGATCCGGTCGACGGAGATGGAAATCTCCGTGGCCAGGAACGGCTCGAGCTCCCGGCGGAATTCTTCCATGCGGGCTTCGGTCACCTTGATGTTTCCGGCCGCGTCGCGGGTCCCATAGCGCTCGAACAGCTTGGTGTACTCCTCATAGGCCGTCTTGTGTTCGGCCGTGATCTTCTGTGCCAGCCGCGCAATCCGCAGGGCGGTGGCGGCGGGCACGGTGGCCTGCAGCAGCCTCTCGATGCCGGGCTTGCAATCCAGTATCTGTGCGATGGTCAGGGTCATAAAAAATCCTCGTGTTGTCTTGAAAATGCTCTCGTCTACTTGGCAGAATGGCCGTTAGTTTGGCCGTTAGTCTGCCCGTTCCCTTGCACACCGGCGCTGCTGCCGCGCGCCGAGTTCATGGCCAGCAGCAGGGCGCCGAAGATTGCCTTGCGGTAGTCGTCTACGGCCGCGCTGGTGCAGCCGACGGCCGGCAGGAGGCAGAACATAATGAGCAGCAGCACGATATGGCCACCGGCGGTGTTGCAGGAGCGGAGAAACCGCTCCCACGCACTGAGTACCCTCTCGGTCATCGTCCTTCCCCCCGTTCGGACCGGAACTGCACGACGGCCAGTTGCACCGCCAGGTCGATGATCCGGTCGGCGGCATCCGGGGTGAGGCGCTTCAGTTGGATGGCCGCCACCTGCAGGAGGGCCCGTCCGCGCTGCTCACGGGGCAGCGACAGCCAGGTTTCCGCGTGCGGGATGGCGTAGTCGCGGAACAGGTGGACGATCTCGTCGTCCGAGCGAGTGGGGGTGAGCGCGGCGATCCGCTCCACGATCGGCAGGGCGAGGGCGATCATCTCAATGGCGGCGGACACGTCCTGCGAGGCGCGGCCGGAAAAGTAGGCCACCAGCTTACGGGACAGGGATTTGATCCATTTCATAGTAGGTCTCCACAAACAATGCGCCCCGCACGAGCGGGGCGGCTGGGTCAGAAAAAGCGAATGGCGCGCGAACCAGGTTGAGCGATTCGCGCGCCATGCGCGGGAACAAGGGCGAGGACTTGGGACGGGTGCCGCGAAGGTCTACTTTCCGGGCGTTTCGCGGCCGCCGATCTCCTCCCAGTACTTGTTGAACGGACTGGTGGCGGTGAAGACGAACCGCCGCTCACCCAACTTGATCTGCTGGCCGAGCCACGGCGAAGAGGTGCTGGTGGTGTAGAAGCGGCCGGGCTGATTCGGGATCGGGCCACCGACGGGACCGCCGATGGAGGCCTCGTCGGTCCCGTAGGAGGGCAGGAAGCTCTTGGGGTCGATGCTCGAGACCGGGCGGCCGGTGCCAGCGATCTTCATGGTGAAGAAGTCGTCGAAGCTGAAGACGGCTTGGACGGCTTCGTCGGGACGGGGTTCGCCGCTGGTGCCGCCGTTGCGGGCCCAGTCGCGGGCGGCGTCGAGAAAGCGCTGCTCGGCGGTCTGGTTCATCTGTTGCGCCATCCGGACGCCGTTGGCGATGAAGTCTGCTTTGACTTGCTCGAGGAAGTTCATGAATGCTCCTTGGTTAATGGCCGAGGACGGCCACGTTGCATGGCGGACCGGCGGGACTGCTGCCGGCCCGAAAGGTTCAGAAAGCCCTGGCGCCTGGTGCCTTAAAAGGCGCTCACGAGGATGCCGCCGCGGAAAACCAGCGTCGAGTAGGCGGCGCCGTTGATGGTGAACGACCCGCTGACGTTCCACGTCTGGCCGACGTAGCCGCCGAAGACGTTGTAGCCGCCGGCGGAGACGCCGAAGTAGCTGACGTCGACGCCGTACCCGACAAACTGGCGCGAGGTGTTGATGCAGGTCACGCCCGAGACGTTGATGCCACCGGCCGAGGAGACGACCCCGTTACCGTTGACCTGGAAGTTGAAGTTCGTGGTCTGGAAGGCGATGTTGCCGCCGCTGGCCTGGCTCTGAAAGACGCCCGCGGCGGTGGCGCTGGCGAGGTTCGTGGCGTTGCGGCTGGAGTCGATGACGAAGGTGCCACCGACGCGGAAGCCCTGAGACAGGTTTGCCGAGCCGGATCCGCTGATGTTGCCGTTGCCGTCGACTTGGAAGGCGAAGTTGGTGGTCTGGAAGGCGATGCTGCCGCCGCTGGCCTGGCTCTGAAAGACGCCCGCGGCGGTGGCGCTGGCGAGGTTCGTGGCGTTGCGGCTCGAGTCGATAACGAAGGTGCCTCCGACGCGGTAGCCCTGGGAGAGGTTCGCCGAACCGGATCCGCTGATGTTACCGTTGCCGTCCACCTGATAGCTCCCGTTGGAGGTTTGAAACGCGATTGCCGCGCCCGTGGCCGTGGCGTTGAAAGGGGCGGCGGTCACGCCACCGGCGACCTGGAGCTTGGCGCCGGAGCCGTTATCGCTCTGGGTAGCTACCAGGACGCGATCTTCGACCAGGGTCAGGGGATAGTAGCGGTTGCCGGCGACCGATTCCGAGGTGAAAGTGATGTCGGTCCCCTCGCCAAAACGCATCATCTGGCCAGAAAGAGACAGGTTGACCCGGGGCCAGTTGAACCAGTTGTACATGTTCCTGCCGATGCCGGCGCCGGTCCAGGTGTGGCCAGGCTCACTGATCCAGAGATAGATACCGGCATCGCCGTTCGAGGCGCCGTTGTTGGCGGCGGGAAGGATGAACAGTGCATTCTGCCCATGGCCCCAGGTGGTGCGGGTGGAGCCGACGACCTCCAGTCTTGGGGCGTTCGAAGAGATGGCGGTCACACTGGCGGTACCCATGCCGACATTGCCCTTGATCCAGACATTGCCGGAACCTCCCCGTACTTCAAACAGGTTGTCCCAACCCGACGAGAAGACGCCGAAGGAGTTGTTGGTGCCCAGATGAGGCCCCCAGATGGCGCTCACCGCTCCCAGCTTGGAGCGGTTCGATGCGCCTTTGATAATGCCTTCGTCCCAGTTTGCGCTGCCGTCCCGGACAAAGACATAGGTGGGCCACTCGTCAGCGTTGGTCAGGCTCCAAGCGCTCTGCCGCCAGTAGTTCCCGCTGGCGAGATCCACGTAGGCGCCGCCGTTTTCGGAGACGCGGAACTTGTTCGTGCCGGAATCGTAGAAGATCCTGCCTTGTCCTGCGGCGGACAAGCCCGCGTTGGCGGCGGTGTCGGCGGTCAGCGTCAGGGAGCGGGTACCGACAAGGAAGCGGGCCGTGACTCCGCCTACGGTTGCCTGGATGGCGTCCGTAGCGGAAGAGGGCGTAGCAAAACCGGTGATGGCCCGAGCGAAGCCGTTGACTTGCAGTTTGGCGCCAGATGAATCGTCGACCAACGTGGCAATCAGCAGATTGCCTGAGGCGTTCATGACATGCGTAGCGGCACCGCTCAGCCAATACTCAATAGCCGACCCGCCGACTACCAGCTTCTTTCCTGAAACGCCGGTGTTGTTGGCGATTACATATCCAAAATCGCTACCTGCCTGATACCCGACGCGAACAGCGGATCCTGCGGCATCGCCCGGGTCATACGACGCAGGGCTCGCGGTAAAGAGGCCCTGTCCGAAAACGTGAAGCCTTTGCCTGGGGTTGGTTTCATTAAGGCCAACATTGCCAGTGGATTGAAACGTAGCAAGGGCACTGCCTGGACTGTTGTTGTTGTTCCAACTCCCGCAGAAAACATCGAGGTTATAGTTAGCCGAAGTGTCTTGCCTGGGCTGCAGGCGAGCCATGACCGTATTTGCGTTGCCGCCGTTGGTATTGGCGTTCCAGGTCAACGCAGCGCCGCTGGTCGCTACTTGATAGACCATGTTCTGCCCAGCACTCAATGTGGTGTTGCCATCAACCGAGCCAAGACCTGCGACGGAACCTACACGAAAGGCGCCGTTAACGAATAATCCGCCAAAGGTAGGCGAAGCGGCCGTATGGATGTTTTGTGGCAGGCTCAGGGTCACGGTGCCCGTCGACGCTGACACGTTCACCTGATTCGCCGTCCCGGTCAGAGAGGTGACGCCTGCGGTGCTGAGCAGGTCCGCGTAGGCGCCACCGTTTTCCGACACGCGGAATTTATTCGAGGTGGAGTCGAAGTAGATGCGGCCCTGGCCAGATCCCGAGAGCCCCGCGTTGGCGGCGGTATCGGCGGTCAGTGTGAGCGAACGGGTGCCGATGAGGAAGCGGGCGGTGACGCCCCCGGAGGGAGCCTGGAGGGCGTCGGTGGCGGAGGATGGCGTGGCGAAGCCGGTGATGGCGCGAGCGAAGCCATTGATCTGCAGGCGGGCACCCGAGCCGTCATCGGTGGAAGTGGCGACCAGGACGTTGCCGCCCGTATCCCCAATAATCGTGGTGCCGCGAATGTAGTTACGAAAGTCGCCCGGCCAGGGCAGATGGGTCTGGGCCCCATTCCCGGCGGTCCCACCTCGGGTGTAAAAGTACGAGGCGAGCGTCAGGCCGTCGAAGGTCGGCGCCGCCCCGGTGTGGACGTTCTGCGGCAGGCTGAGCGTCACCGCACCGGCGGCGGCCGATACGTTGACCTGATTGGCCGTCCCGGTAAGGCTGGTCACGCCGATGCTCGTGAGGTCCTGGAAGGCGCCCCCGTTCTCCGAGACCCGGAACTTGTTGGTGCCCGAGTCGTAGTAGATGCGGCCCTGGCCGGCGGCGGAGAGGCCGGCGTTGGCGGCGGTATCGGCGGTCAGGGTGAGCGAACGGGTGCCGATGAGGAAGCGGGCGGTGACGCCACCGCTGGGTGCCTGGAGGGCGTCGGTGTTGGCCGAAGGCGTCGAAAAGCCGCTGGCCGCGCGGACGAAGCCGTTCACCTGCAGTTTTGCTCCCGAGCCATCATCGTTGGTGGTGGCCACGAGGACATTGCCGTTACTGAGAAGAGTCAGACACGTCAGGCCGTTGTAACTACGGATTCCGCTATGGGGATTGAAGTCCGCCCCCGAGTGGTAGCCGATATCGAGGAACGTGCTGTCCTGCCCACTGGTGCCGATGCTCCAGTGCTTGTTGCCATTATCCCCGCTGTTCTTGCTACCCAGCATGATGGTGGGGCCGTGGTTGGGGTTCGCCACCTGGCTCATCAGGACGATCTGCGGATAGTGACCGGTCAGTCCCAGGCTGGGCCGGTCCGCCCCATCCTGATAGATGGCGCTGATCGAGAGCGGCGTCCCGGCGATGTGCAGTTTGCCGGCAGGATCCGGAGTCCCGATTCCGACGTTGCCCGCAGCTGTGGCGGTCAGGGCCAGCAACCCTCCAGGCCAGAGCGAAACTGGGCTGCCGTAGACCCGCATGTCGCCCAGCGCCCGGGTTGCACCGTTTGAAATCATCGAAATCGTTCCGATCGTCGAACTGGGCTTTTGGACTTCGACCACCGAGCCTGAGGTCGCGTACTGCACTCCCCGGACATGCAGTCCTCCCGTCGCGACATCAACGGCAGCCTGCGGGGCGGTGGTCCCGATGCCAACATTGCCGCCCAGCGGGTTCAAAAGCAGAGCAGTCGGCGCAACTCCGTTCAGGACACTTTGTACCCACGCCGCCGAGTAAGTGCTGCTGTAGCCCAAGGCCAGACGGTGGGCGGTTGAGGCTCCGGTCAGCAGAAGGGATCCGGCCTCGGCTTGCGGGTCGGTGGCGCCTTTGGAAATCTGCAGTCCGTTCAGGAAGTTCACCTGCGCCGTGGTTCCGATCAGGACGTTGCCGCTGTTGTTAATCCGCACCAGTTCGGTAAACGTCGCCGAGTTCTGACGGTAGCCGATCGCCAGATTTACACCGGCAACCGTTCCAAGCTTGTACCCGTATCCAGCGCCAGACGGACTGCTTTTAAACTCGAGACCCCTGGATCCATCAATCGTGGCGGCCTCATTCGGATCCTGGATCTGTATGTAGCCACGGGTGGTTGCCTCCCCCGTTCCTGCGACGTACGACCCAACCGTGAGCAGTGTTTGTGCAAGCGGTGTGCCTATGCCCACGTTGCCGTTAATGGTGGCTCCGCCAAACGTCGGCGACGCAGCGGTATGGATACTCTGGGGAAGACTGAGGGTCACCGCCCCCGTCGCTGCCGATACAATCACCTGGTTGGCGGTTCCGGCCAGGCTGATTACCCCTGGTCCGGTGAGGTCCTGAAAGGCGGCGCCGTTCTCCGAGACGCGAAACTTGTTGGTGCTGGAGTCGAAGTAGATCCTTCCCTGCCCAAGGCCGGACACTCCCGCATTGGCGGCCGTGTCACCAACCAGCGTCAGAGAGCGCGTGCCGATGAGGAAGCGGGCGGTGACTCCTCCGGAGGAAGCCTGGATGGCGTCGGTGGCGGAGGACGGCGTGGCGAAGCCGGTGATGGCGCGAGCGAAGCCGTTGATCTGCAGCCTGGCGCCCGAGCCGTCGTCCACGTTGGTCGCGACCAGGACGTTGCCGCCCCCGTCAGCCAGGACCGTACCGCCCCGGATGTAGTTCCGGCCATCTCCTCCTGCTAAAGGGAGATGAGATTGTGAACCGTTTCCTCCGGCGCCACCCTTGGTGTACAGGTACGCGGAGATGCTGAGACCGTCGAAGGTCGGTTGCGCCCCGGTGTGGATGTTCTGCGGCAGGCTCAGGGTCACCGCACCCGTGGCGGCTGAGACGCTCACCTGGTTGGCCGTTCCGGCCAAGCTGGTTACACCTGCTCCGGTGAGGTCCTGGAAGGCCCCGCCGTTTTCCGAGATCCGGAACCTATTGGCGGTGGAGTCGAAGTAAATCCGCCCCTGGCCCAGGCCGGACACACCTGCATTGGCGGCCGTGTCTCCGACCAGCGTCAGCGAGCGCGTGCCGATCAGAAACCGCGCCGTGACTCCGCCGCCGGTCGCCTGGATCGCATCGGTGTTCGTTGATGGCGTGGCGAAGCCGACAGTTGCCCGGGCGAACCCGGCAATCTGTAGCCGAGCGCCGGAGGCATCATCGGTGTTCGCGCCGACCAGCCAGTTGCCGGCGTCGGTGATGCGACCGCGGGCGGCATTGTTGGTGATAAAGACCAGCGGATGGTTGCTGGTGGCGCCGACGGTTGGGCCCCCGTAGGAGGAGACGAAGTACACCCCGGTCTGCGTATTGTTGGTGATCGTTAGACCGTCGTCGGTGTTCGCGCGCAGGGTAAGCAGTGATGCCGAGATGGAAGAGCCGAGGGTGACTCGCCCCGAGGACCGGTAGATATCGGCGCCCAGCACGCTCCAGCGGGACGGCTCGAACGGAGTCCACACCCGTGCGCCGGCGGAGGCCGACGTACTTTGCTCGAAGGCCTTGGTCGTCGCGTTGTAGCGAATGAGGCCGACGGTATCGGCGAGCAGGTTGGCTTCCGCCGCGGCAAACGTGGTGGCGGCCAGCGCCAGGAACCCGTCGGCATAGAACTTCGACGAGAGCACGGCGTCATCGAAGGCAGAAGACGTGCGCGCTCCCGTGGCGATCACCCCGCCGACCGCATCGAGGCTGATGTTCAGCAGCGGGCCGCCCGAGCCGCCGCCCGACAGAGCGGCTTGGTCGAGCAGCGAGAGTACGGACTTGGTGATCGAGCCGTTGGTCCAGTAGGCCCGGAGGTAGCCGTCCTCGCGCTGCAGCGTGGTCTTGCTCTCGGTGGCCAGGCCGGACTTGTTCGAAGCAAACTCCCGCGCCGTCCGGGAGCCGCTGGTTGCCGCACGTAGGAACTCAAACGTGTTCGTTCCGTGGAGACGGTTTCCGTACACCCGGTTGCTGTCGGAAGCGGAGAACGCGAATCCGTTCGGGTCCTCCTGCACAGAGGCCGTGATGGTCGCCGGGCTGTAGTGAATGTCGTTGTCGGTGACCGTGTTGGCGTAGGCGCGCTGGTTGGCGCCGCTGCCGATGTTGCCAAGGATGATCGGCGCTACCGACGCCGTGGCCGGGTGCTCGATCGTGTTGCCGGAGACCGTTCCCCGGCGGGAGGCGTACATCCGGATCGCGCCGAACCCACAGTTGCGGAAGCGGTTTCCGGTGACCCGGACGCCGACGGCGGCATCGGCAAGGTTATTCGTGTTCGAGGTCTGTGCGCCGTAGCAGTAGTTTCCCGCCCAGGAGGCAATCGCGTCCTCGGTGTACTCGGGTTCGCCGGCGGCAGGCACGATCACCGTGTTGTCGCTGACGACGCCCTCGGCGAAACCGTCGAGATCCATCGCGGCGCCGTAACAAGAGACGAACGAGTTCCCGCGATAGCTCACGCCGCGCGTGAGCCCTGCCGTGTCGAGGCCGACCGCCCACTGGCCGTTGATCCACCGGGGGATCCCAGCGCTGACATCATCCGTGCAGATGTAGCCGATGCGCCGGAAGAAGTTCCCGGCGATGTCGCCACCCACGACCCCGCCCAGCATGATCCCATCGCGGCCGATGTCTTCGAACGTGCAGCCCTGGATCTTGACGTCCGTGTGCAGTGTGCCGAAGCCGTACAAATGGCTCCAGACCTGGTTGCCGGTACCCCGGCGGAAGCGTCCGTCGCGGACGGTGAGGCCCCGGACGCCGTAGCTGTTGGTCAGCCCGTCGCCCTGGGCGAGGATCCCGCCGGTCCAGCTTCCGTAGATCTCGCTGCTGGCCGTCGCCCCGAACAGGAACGAGCGGTTGTCGTGCAGATGCGGTTCGATGATCTCGACGCGGTAGACGTTTGCCGTCCGGGCATCGATGTGCACGGCGTAGCCGCCGGTATGGAAGATCCGGCAGCGGAACAGGGTGATGTCGGCGGCACCGGGATGAATGCGGATTGACGAGTTCGCCACCAGCGCACTCGCGGACGGATCGCTCAGGCTGCTGTAGAGCGCCGTCGCGGGCGTCGTGACCTGCCCATCAATCGCCAGCTCGCCGCACCCGGACTTCGCGTCGGCGAAGTTCAGGACCCCGCGCCCGGCCGCGAGATTTCCGATCCTCTTGAGGATAGTCCGCGCTGCGCCATCGCCCTGCAGAAACACATTCCCTGGAATCGTCAGGTCCATCACCGGGTAGACGCCCCAAGGCAGATACAGCACGCCACCGCCCGCGCTCGCCACGGCATTCAACCCGCTCTGCATGGCGCTCGTCAGGTTGCTCGTCGCGGTCCCGGCGCGGACCGCGGCGTGCTGCGCCTCGGGGATGAAGTCCAGAGCCGAGGGCCGCTCACCCAGTTTGTCGCTCAGGCTCCGCGCGATTCGATTGGCAAACTCAGGCATAGGAGATTCCCACCTCGGCGGCCGCTACGGTGCCCGGATCCCCGGGCAGGTAGACTTCGCGCCACTGGTTGTTTTCGCTCGCCGAGGCCACGCCGAACTTGTCGATCGTCTGCACCTCAACGAGCAGCGTCTGGCCGAGCAGGTTGTCGACGGGTAGCGTCAGCGTCATGGCATTGTCGGGCGCGTCGTTGTCGATGGAGTCCGAGTCGGCGGCGTAGGAGTAGCTCGGCTCCTGGACGATGTACACGCTGGTTGCATCCGGCGTAACGTCCCAGGGTTGATCGACGGTGTGGGTAGTTGCGGTGTTGGAGACGACCCGGCGCACCTGACCCTTCCCGGTTCCGCCAATGATCCGCACGAGCAAGCCGCGCTCCTCGTTCGGCGTCATTCCGGACGGGTAGCTCGCGTTCTGCCACTTCGCATCGCCGATCGTAGTGGCGGAGAAGCTGGTGGCCTTGGTGCGGAGGATCAGCACGTCACCGGGCTCGACGCCGTCCGCCTGGGGCGTGCCCGCGACCGTGAAGGTGTCCGCCGTGTTCGAGGAAATGATGTAATCGCGGATCTGCGCGGAACCATCGCTGGCGTCGCTGATGATGGAGACCATGCGGCCTGCCCACACGTTGGCCGTCCAGCCGGCACCGGTAATCGTGATCGACGCTGTCCCGACCGATCCGATCTGCAGGCCGTCCACGCCCGAGTGCTTCAGCCGGTAAACCAGCATCCGCACCCGGCTGATGGCGCTCGACGGGAGAGTGTAGTTCCGCAACGCGGCGAGGCTCGTCAGGGTGAACGAAGCCGGTGCGCCGGAGGCGGCAATCTGGCGGCACAGCGCGCCGTAGTTGGTCGAAGCAAAGACCCAGTAGCCGGTCACGCCCGCCGGCCAGGTGATCCCGCCGACGTTGATCTGGTTCGTGTTCCCCGGGCCCACGCGGACCGTTACCGGGGAGGAGGGCGAGGTCATCTTGCCCGACGCATCGATTCCATAGAAGACGATGGTCACGTAGCTGTTGGCGGGGATCGTTCCTCCCGTGGTGCCCGTCGAGTAGGACGTGGCAACCGGTGAGGCGTCGGTATAGAAGCTCGTCACCGGGGCCGCGCCGCTGACCTCGACCTTTGCCAGCGTCCCGACATCGGCCAGATCCTCGTACACCAGGCGCAGGCCGAAGAACTTCTCACCTACGCTGTACAGCGGGTTGCCGGCAAGCGGTGTTTCGACGTTGCCGCCCCAGGGTGGAACCGGGAGCTTCGAGAAGCCGATCTCTGCCGGCACGGGCGCCGCGGCAACATCCGCAGGTTTCGGGCCCACCGCCAGGTCGTACATCTCGTCGGTGGTGGTCCGTCCGGAGACATCAATCGAGTAATCTCCGTTCAGCCGCCAGCCCGAGACGCGGAACTCTCCCGCACCATCCGGCATGTCGGGATGCGTCATCGAGCAGACCATGCCGGGTTCGACATTCAAAGCCAGCACCGTCGTGCGGAACGAGATCCCCCGGGCCTTGCGCTGCTGGGTCAGGTTGAAGCCGCCCAACTCCTCGCGCAGCCGTGTGGTGACGACGCGCGCCGCCTGCGACTTCGACGGACAGCCGACGAGGTTCATCTCGCTTTTCAGGAACACTGGCGCCGTGGCCCCGCCCATCAGTTGGGCCTGGTCGATGTCATAGAGCGTGACCGTGTTCCGGAGAAACTCAAACTCCTCATCCGCGAAGTTCGCGGTCAGGTGGTTGAAGGTCGGGCGGACGGGCTTCAGCTTCAGGCTGTTGAACAGGATGTTGCCGTTCGTGAAGGCCTCGACGACGCTCGAGTTGTTGCGGATGCCCACCTTCAGCCGGCCGAAGGCGAAGGTGTAGTAGCCGAGCGCCGTCATGAGGATCTCCTGGATCCAGTCCCGGAGCGGCTTCTCCTCCTGGAGAATCCCGTTGAAGCGGAACTGCGTCTCGGTTCCCGTGCCCACAATCTTGGTGACAGAGCTATCGCAGGTCGCCGCCGCCGCGATTGCCGCCGACACGTCGAAGTACTGTTCGCACTCGGCCGCGGTCGAGAAGCGCAAGCCGCGCGCCCGGAGCAAGCAGTTGATGGCGATCCAGACCGGATTGGTGAGCAGTTGCTGGGAGCGGACCCCGGGGGCGCTCCAGACCCAGCCGGAAAGACCCTGCGATACGGAGACCTGCATCTGGTGCTGGGTGAGAGCTGTTGGCTGGATCCCTTTCTGGTCGGTGCGGCGGATCTCGGCGAACGCCGTCCCGGCGGCAAAGATCGATGGCGGGGCGGCGCCGGTTTCGGTCAGGACGAACTGGTCGCTGGCACCGGCGGGATCCGTGCCAAGGGCTGTCCGGAGGCCCAGTGGCGCGGGCCCGTGCGGTGGCTGGTTGTCGAGCAGCTGCTTCAGTGGGTCGGGGTCGAAGGCGCCCAACGGTCCCTCGCCGACGATCCCGAGCGCGTCGTAGAACTCCCCTTCATCGCGCCCGGCGATGATCTTGGCGGCCACCGGGATGGCGACGTTCGTGTAGATCTCGGGGACGGTCTGGCTGTAGGCCGAGTCGCCAATGATGCTGGTCGCCGTGATCGCGCCTTGGCCGTTGGCGTTGTCGCGGATGCGGACGCCCTGCGGTGAAGCGACGATCCCACCGAAGTAGCGCTGCATGCCATGGGAGGCGCAGCCATTGGCGGTATCGAGACCCTTGTCGCAGGATGCCGGGTTGCCGCCGGAGCCGGCTGTCGCATAAGGACAGGCGGGCCCGTTGAACACCTTCCAGCAGCCGCGATCCACCCGGCGGGTCGGATACGGCAGCGTCAGCTCGTAGATCCCGTCGGTCGCGCGGACCGGAAACTCAGGACCGGCGTCGAGGTCCCAGTCGACGATCTCGCCGCGCCAGAGGTCGAGCTTGATGCCCTGGCCCACGTGGAAGAGGGCGAATTCGATGGTGGCTCGCCACAGATCGGCGACGTTCGCAAGATCCCGCATTACCCGGTCAGCGTTTCCGAAAACAAAGCTCGCGTCGTCGGCGTCATTGCCGAGTGACTGCGAAATGCTCGACCATTCAAGGAGCCGAGCCAGGTATAGCTGTCCGCCCACGGTGCACCGGCGGTCGGAGAAGTAGATCGCCGGATAGCCGGTGGCGCGTGCCTGGATCTTGACGAGCGGGATCAGTTCCTGGACCTGGGACAACAGCGCCGCGGGAAGGCCGGCAGCAGGAAACCGCGTCTGCGTCGAGTTCAGCGTGTAGCTCGGGGAGGTCGAGGGAATTTCGACGAGGACGACGCCCACGGAGGCGACGGCATTCGACAGATGGTCAAACGTCAGCGGCGCGTTCTCAAACCGGCAGGTGGTGGCAGTAGTCGTGCCGTCTGGATTCGGCACCTGAAACGTAAAGGCACCGTACGGCCCACTCATCGCCTCCCAGAAGTCACGCAGCGCCTCGCGCTCGATCTGGCTCATCGTGCGCCGGACGACAAAACGGCGCGCCCCGGTGCCCAGATAGAAACGCTGCTCGATCTTGGCGTTCGCTGAGCCGAACTGGTGGGTGACGACCGATGGGCTCAGCGTCTGAACGAACGGGTACTCAGCGAGGATCGGGAACGGAGTCCCGCTGACGCTGATTTCTGGGACGCCGATCGTGCCAAGAATGTCGGGCATCAGTTCACCTCCACGAGCTGGATCTGGACGTCGGTGCGTGCCATCCCCATCGACTGCTGCCACGGCCCCTCGAAGCGGACCGTGACTCGTCCCGTCGCACTCGCTCCCGTGGGATCGTAGTTCGATCCGATAGGAACCACGGCGAAGGGATCGTAGTAAAAGAAGGGCTCGGTCCCGCCGCGCCGGGCCAGGTAGAAGGAGCGCAAGGCTGCGAGTGCGGAGCCGGAGAGCCGGGCAGCGAGGACCCACTTCCGGCGACTGCTCGCCACCTGGAGCGCCCGCTGGGACTCGCCGTTGCGGTAATCGTTAGCCTGCAGCGCGATCTCCCGCGTCTGCTGGAAGGCGGTGCAGAGCATCTGCGGGAGCACCGATGCGGGTGCCGCGTTCGAGACATTTCCGGGCATTAGGAGGTTACTGTTCCCGGCGCCAACTGCAGGCTCAGAAACTCACGGCGGCCAGCGCTCGATCGGGTCGCGCTCAGCACGGCGGACTGGGCCGCGCGCGGGTTCTCCGCGATCGCCTGGACCGCCTCCCCGCGGAGCAGATCCGTCGTCGCCGCTCCATCGAGCTGGATCACGACGGACAGCGGTGCGTTCTGCGCGGTACCCGCCGCGATTACGCCGCCACCAACCAGCGGCATCGGCATCCCGTTGGCAAACCCGGGCTGCTGGTAAAGCGATCCGCCGGACTGCATGAGGGTCAGCGGCTGGGCCTGTGGCGGCATCCCACTGGCCTTCTGACCCGTCATCTGGCTCCACAACTGGATCAGTTCGCGGATCTGCGGGCTCTGGACGGCCAGCATGTAGTTGCCGCCAAAGGCCGACTTCGCGGTCTGTGCGACCTGCCCCAGGAGACCCTTGTCCCAGACATCGACGCCGTAGGTGGCCCGAATGGCCTCCCGCGCCTTCTGCTCCGGGGTCTTACGCATCGCGCTGATCAGCCCGATCGTCGCGCCAATCGCCGCACCAATTGCAGCGCCGATTGGCCCACCAATTGAGCCGATCTGGGCGCCGATTGCCAAACCCGCAAGAGCGCCGCCCCCAGCGGTCAGGCCGAACTTCAACGCCTTGTTCTGAGCCTTGTAGCCGGCCATGATCATCAGTGGGCCTGCCAGTAGTGCGGCATTCGACGTCCCGACGCCGGCAAGCGCCCCTTTGACGCCGCCGATCCCGGCAGCCGTTGTCGCCGCACCGCCGCCCAGCGCGATCGAGCCGGAGTTGAAGAGCAGGCTGCCGAACCCGGCGAGACCACCGGCAGCGCCCAGCAAGCCGCCTGCGCCGCCCGTGGTGGCGCCCGGCGCCGCGTTCCCGGACACGGAGCCCACCGGCCCAGCGAAGCCGCCCGTGCCGCCCGGCGCACCAGGAATCATCACGCCCGGCATCCCGCCGGTGAGCGAGCCCAGGCTGCCCAGGCCCAGCATGCCCGCCAGCCCCGTCGAGCCGCCGCCGGGGCGCGCGCCACCGAAGACCGGACTGCCGCCGAGCTGTCCGCCGCCGGGGACGAAGCTGACCTGCCCCAAGCCGAACAGCTGCATCAGCGAGGCCGCCACGCGGCTCGTGATGATCTCGCGGATGGCCGTCAGCACGGCTACCTTGAAGGCGTTTCCGATCGCGGTGAATACGTTCTGGCTGCGGTTGAGCAGGGCGTCAAAGACTTTCTCAGCGCCACCCTTCAGTGACTCGTAAGCCCGCCGCTGCTGATCAATGATCAACTGCGTTGAGGTGACACTTAACTCCTGCGCCCGCTTCTGCTGGGCTCGTTTGAACTCATCATCGAGCCCGTCGACGGTGGCGGAGTACCGCTGCCAACTCGCCACACGGATGGCGCTGATCTGATCTTCGGTGGTGCCGGTGGCCCGCAGCCGGGCTTCGAGCAGGAGTAACTCGCCGTTGAACTCGAGCTCCAGCATCCGCTTCTTGTGCTCCAACAGCTTCTGGTCCGCCACTGTTTCGATGGCAAACTTCTGCTGCTCGAGGGCGATCTTCTGGGCGACCGTGACCGCCTGGATCCGTTCGAGGCTCTGCAACTGCAGGTCCCGCGAATGGGTGATCGCCTCCTCGTCGCGGCGTAGCCGGTCCAAGTCGGCCGACTGCGCAATCTGCATTGCTTCGCCGGAGAGCCCAAGCCGGTTCGAGAACCGCTCCGCTCCCGGGGCCAGCACCTGTTGGGCGAAGGTCTCCCGCTGGGAATCTATCTGTTCTGCCAACTGCTGCTGCCAACTGCCGAAGACGAAAGGCCCGGGTTTCCCGTTCGGGCCCGTGATGCGCCCACCAAAGAGCGCCGACCTCTCCCGTTCGACCTCCACGGCCACCGACTGCCGCAGCAACCGGATGGCCTCTCCGGCGCCGGCATCGCGCGCGGACTTGAACGCCTCGGCGTACTCGGGCTCTATCTTGAAAAGCCCCACGGCCAGCTGGCGCCGGGTCTGCTCGAGCTTGGCCCGGGCACCGTCAACGGCAGCTTTGATGGCGACCTCGTTCGCTTTGAGCAGGTTCTGTTTGATCTCCTCGTCCTGTTTGGCGCCGGCCCGCATGGTTTCCCGCAAAAGCTCCGAGTACTCGGTGTCGCCGAGCGAGCCGCGGGACGGGACCTGCATGCCCCGGCGCCGCATCGCCTCCTCCATCTTTCCGATGGCGAAGGTCAGGTTGCGGTCAGCCTGCTGGCCCATCTCCGCGTCGCGGTTCGAGGCGAAACCCAGCTTGGCCCACACGCTGTCCTGCAGCCAGTTTGAAAACTCCTTGAGCGGGCCCACGTTCTCCCGCAGCCATTCGCCCATCTTCCATCCGGCGAACGCTGCGCCCACCACCGCGATGGCCTTGCCGAACCGCAACAGCGTGGCTTCGCTCCCGATCAGCGCGCCGCTCATCCCGGTGAGCACGGCGACAACGACGGTCCGCAATGTCGTGAAGGCCGCCGCGGCACGGGCGAGATTCGCCGGCAGGAAGGAGAACACGCTCAACAAGCTGGGCAGGATGGTCAGCGCCGCGGTGAGCGCAATGAGGGCGGCCGTCGTGTTGCGGACGGGTTCAGGGAGTTCGCGAAACGCCTTGAGCGCGGGCGTCAGATAGTCGAGCAGGGCCCGCAGGCCGTCGACGGCACTCTTGGCGGCGGGCGTGAAGGCCTCACCGAGTTCAACGGCGGCGAACTTGGCGGCATCGGCAAGCTTCGAGAACTGGGCGCCGATCACATTACTGGTCGTCGCCGCGCCGAGGCCCCCGAACTGCCGCTCCATGCCGCGCAGGATGGCCTGCAGGCCCACGTCAGCATCGAGGCGCTGCTGCTCGGCCAGCTTCATAACCTCGCCCGGGGTGACGGTCTTCTTCGTCTGGCGCGAGAGCTCTTCGGCGAGATAACGAGACGCCGCGATGCCGGCTTCCCCCAACTGCTTGTTGATCTCCTCGGCGTTGAGCCGGCCCTTGACCTTGATCTGGCCGATGGCCAGGCCAATCTGGTTTAGTTTCTCGACCGTCCCGCCGACGCCGGCCGCCGAGTCGGCCACTGCTTTTACGGTGCGCAGAAGTTCCTGGCCCTGGAAGCCGAACGCCGAGAGCGACGTGGTCAGGTTCTGCAGATCTTGGAACTCGAAGGGCTGCTGGAGGGAGAGTGCTCGCAGATCGGTCAGCGTCTTCCGCGCCGCTTCGGCCGACCCGGTCATCTGGGTCATGGTGATCTGCGCGCGCTGGAAGTCGGAGGTCAGTTGCAGCAGTCCCGCGCCGGCGCCACCGGTCACCAGGCCCAGGAGCGCAGCCTTGGCGCGCTCAAACTGGCGGGACATCAGCTCGACCTGGACGGAGACTCCGCGCAGGGACCCGGTGGCCTGGGTGGACGCCGACTGCGCGGCGCCGCCGATCTGGCGGATGTTCTGATTGAGCGTGTTGATGGCCGCACCGGCCTGGCCGGTCTGGAAGTCGACCTGAACGTAGATGCGGTTGGCTGCCATGGATTTGGGTTAACCTCGCCCTCCGCCATCTATCCACGCGGCTCGGGTGAAAACAAAGACCGGTCGAATACGAAAAAACGCTCTCGACCGTGACGGCTTGAGTATTCGCAAACTTGCGAATACTATGGAGGTGGATGCCACGGTCGCGAGTTGTCCTATTTCGGGAAATTGACGGTGTGTGTCCGTTCTTGGACTGGTTTGCAGGCTTGCCCGCCAAGGCTCAGGATAAGTGCTTCCTGCGATTGGAGCGGCTACGCGAACTGGGGCACGAGTTGAGACGACCGGAGGCGGACCTTCTTCGAGACGGGATCTATGAACTGCGAATCATATTCCAGGGAATCAACTACCGCATCCTGTACTTTTTCCACCGGACCGAGGCTGTCGTGATCTCGCACGGAATCATCAAGGAGCGGATCGTTCCGCCAACGGAAATCGAGCGGGCGATCGATCGGAAGAAGCGATTTGAAGCCGCGCCCAGCCAGCACACTTATCAGGAGGGATGAGATGACGAAACGGACGAAGGCAACGAGTGACGCACTAGCGATCCTTCACAAACGCCACTACGAAGGTGATCCAGCTCGCTTGCGCGGCTTGAACGAAATGCGGACCAATGAGGAGATCGCCCGGCAGATCTTTGGCCTACGCACTGCCGCCGGTTTGTCTCAGGCGCAACTGGCCAAGCTGATCGGCACAACGGCTTCTGTCATCTGTCGGCTGGAAGACGCCGACTATGAAGGACATTCGCTGGCGATGCTCCGCCGAATCGGTGCCGTCCTCGACCAGCGGGTCGAAGTTCGTTTTGTGCCGCTTGGACGTTCCGCCTAGCGATATAGTTGCGGTTTCGATGGGACCTCTCGCTACGACGAGTTCCGTGCGTCCCGGTTGCAACCCCAGAAACCGCTCAAAGCTCTACCACTACGGCCTCTCCGTCAATGACTCGTTCCGCCAAGCCTCGCGCTCCTCGTGCAAGGCGCGAAGCATCCGGAAGTCGTCATAAGCCACGTCGTCCAGATCCACGGCAAACCGGGCCGTAACCGCGAAGTCGAGGTCCACGATGTTGCGCAGTTGCGCGCCCATGGGCGACTCGAGCACGGCATCGAGATAAGCGAGCGGACATTCCATGCACGGGGTCGCATCGTCCGGGGCCCCCGGGCACATCCGGGCTCCCGGGCAGAGCGTGTCCCGGCGGAACATCATCCGGAACACGCGCCGGGGCGTGGGCGAGTCGGGTAGCTCGCCCGCTGCTAAAAACCCTCGCAGCCGTCGACCTCGGTCTCGATGTAGTCGATCATTGCTCGCAAGGCCCGGTCTTTGTGGAGAATCGGGATGGGCCCGTCATAGCCTTCGGCGGATACGAAGCAACGGTCGAACAGTGCTCCGGCCTCGCCCAGCCGGCTGATCATCTGCGTCCGGCCATGCGGAAGCGAAATCAACTGAAACGCCCGCTTCCGGTAGTCGAGCACCGCCTTCGTGGTCGGAGCCTTCAGGCGGATGGCCACTGCCTGGGCGTGGATCATGGCCTCGATGACGTAGGCATCGCCCTCCTGCCGGCAGTCGCGGATCTCGAACGCGCCGAGCAGCTCGATGACGCGCCCCGCCTCGACCGCGTCCAGATCCGGGGATCCGTCGACGCGCACCGTGTTGTAGAGCGCATGGTCGGCCTTGGCGCTGTCCACCTCGGTCTCCGATTTCCCGCGGCCAAGGTTTTTGAAGATCGTCCGGCACAGGGCGGCATGGCGTGCCCAGTCCTCGTCGGTCGGGAAACGGACCACGACCGCAGCCGGGCCGCTGTCGAGTCGAAGCGAAAAGCAGAATTCGTTTTCAATGCTGAAGGGTTGATTCATGGGAGTCCTGTTGGCGCCTTACGCCAGAATGTTGTCCTGATTGGTGGTCACGACAGCCGTCATCAGGCCGTTGGTCGTGTGCCAGAGCGGCTGCACGGTCACCTCGACGGTCACGATCCCGTCGGCGTCGTTGACGACTGCGGTGGCAAAGCGCACCCGGTGCCAGGTGACCGAACAGCTGTGATAGGTCGAGCCGCTGATCAGCGCGCCCTGGAGCGACCAGGTGATCGTCCCCTCGGTCTGCGCATAGAGGTCCGTGAGTTCCGTCGACCCGGTGTCGAAGCGCGCCTGGAATTTGAAGCCGGGCACGCGGTCGCCGAACTCCATCCGGCCGCGGATGGCGGCGCCGGTATCGGTGCCCGAGCCCGGATAGAAGCCCGTCTGCTCCCGCACCGAGTTGTTCCAGGTCTGCTCCAGCATGACGAAGTTCCGGTTCGTCACATAGTTCACGCTGTTGATGGTGATGGCGGCGGAGGCGGAGTTCAGGAACTCTTCGCTGACCGCCGAGGGAATGGTGATCGTCGAGGGCCGCACGACCTTGCCGGCGCCGATGAAGTTCGCGGTCACCCTGGCGTTGGCGCGGCCCGGTCCGGAGGCGAGCGTGACGTTGAACTCCGAAAGCACGCAGCCCACGGCGGCCCGGTCGAGCACCGGCGTCGCGCCTTGGCGAATCGCCTCGACGTAGGTGAACGCCTTCATGTCGATGCCGTCGGCGACCGGGTCCTGCGGCGCGCAGGTGTAGGTGTAGGCGCCGGCCACGGGTGTCGTCTTGGTCGTCTTGCCCAGGCCGAAGCAGAAGACCCAGGCCAGGAACTGACTCGAGATGTACTTCTCAAACGAGCCCGTCACGTTCCAGTGGCTCTTGTAGTTGTTGAGCGCAAACTCGTTACCCTTGCCGATCTCCGCGGCGTCGTTCTCGGTTACCATGTCGACGACCGAGAGCGCGGCGTTGAGCTTGGTGAACGACCAACAGTCGGCGGCCGCCAAGGGCGTCTGCAGCGCGGTCTGTTTGCGGAAGCTGATCCCGATGCGGGTCTCGCGGATATTAGCGGACATTATTGCTGCTCCTCCTCAGCGACGGGCGCCCAGGGATTGGACACGGCGGTTTCAATGGCACTCGGGAACACCTGGCTATACCCGGCCACCATCTTCCGGTTGATCTCTTCCGTGGTGGCCGGCACCTTTTCAGCGGTTCCGCCGGGTAACGCCATCCACACGTAATCTCGTAAGTGCTCCTGCATGGGCCTTTAGTCCCCCGTCTCCTCGATCTGTACTTTGACTTCGAAATGGTCGATCGCATCGCCGTCGGTGACGCGCTCGATCGAAAGAACTTCCGGCGGCAGCGTGCCGGCCAGCACGGGTGAATGCCGCAGCTTCAACCCCGCATTGCTGGCCGGTGTGCCGTCGACGATCCCGTTGACCAGCGGCAGGACCGGTCGGTCTTTAGCGGCCTTCACGTAGATCGAAAACGTATGCGCCCAGGCGTTCATCGCCTCGGCGGTATTCACTGTGGTCGAGACCCAGGCGACGAGAATCCGGCCCGGAGACATCTCATACACTGCCCGGGCGAGAGAGACCGCCGTCGGGAAAGCGTCCGCGTAGAAGGACACGTTGGCGGGCGAACCGATCTCGGTCGCCACCAGCGGGATCTCGCCGATCTTGGCCGCCAGCGCGGAACCGAGCTGCGTCAGGCTAACCAATGGGGATCACCGCCTTCTTCACAAAATTGCCGTACTGTTTCTTGGTTTCGGCCAGCACGTCGGCGACGTTGCGGCCCTCCCACCCGAACATCTGCGAGGTGCCCAGGGTTGCGGTAACGCCCTTGTTCTTCC